CTTTACACAACTAACACAAGATATGAATAATCACGCTTTACGAGAATATCCTAAAGAGTGTGTAGGCATAATAACTAAAGATTATAAGTATATTCCGTGTAAAAATATTAGCGATACTCCTAAATTTACTTTTTATTTAGATCCAGCTGATCTAGTTAAACATGATGGAAATATATGGGGGATATTTCATTCTCATCCTGGCTCTAATAATCCAATACCAAGCTCTGAAGATAAAACTAGTGCAGCTTTTAATAGTTATCGTTTTATAGTAGGCTTTAATAATAAATTTTATATATATTGGTATGACTCCGCTGTTGATGCGTTGAAGTTTACCGTATTTGAGGAAAAACATCTTGTTAGTTAAAATTAAACCTCATTCTAGTTTTAATAAGCTATTTAAACATACAGAGTACGTAGCCGATATAGTTACGTACAAAGACTTACTATTCTATTTAAATGCTATGCATAAGTCTTTTATTGATTATATACGTAAGCAAAAACATATAGGTATTGAAGAAGGCTTTGTTCTATTAGATAAGAACTTACGTGAGATAACGCCAGATCAGCTGCAATTTAAGCACGCAAAGGCTGGAGATGTAGTACACATAGTCCCGGCTATTATAGGTGGTGGCGGTAAACGCGGTGGCATTTTAGCTGTGCTAGCTATTGCAGCCTTTGCTTTTGTAGCCTTACCAGCACTAGCAGCAGGTGCAGCAGCTGGAGCCGCGGCCCCCATAGGAGCAGTAGCTGGTAGCAGTACTGCGGGTGCGTTAGGTCTTGGAAGTATAATGCAAAATTTAGCAGTGAATGTTGGGTTAGCTCTACTATCTTCGGCTTTTATGGGGTCTCCTCCTAAAGAAGAACAAGCACGAGATACAGGTATGTTTGGTTCTTTAACAAACTCAACTGCGTCAGGTACTCCTATTGCACTTCATTATGGCTTAGTAAGAATTGGTGGACAAATGATAAATGGCTATGTGTATTCTGCTACACATGGTAAAACGGAAACTCTAAATGCGTTTGGCGATATAGCTACTGACGGTAAAGATACCGCAGAAACTGTTCAACAAACAGAGCTGTCTAGCGTATTAAAAGGATTTAATCAGTATGTCTAACATTAAGTATACAAAACATAATGGTAGTTTAGTACCAGTAATAGCAGGTGCTAAGGGTAGTAAGGGTAGTGCGTCTGTAGCGCCTAATAATCTATTTTCATCAGACGTACTATATTTAACTATTGCGTTGGGCGAAGGACCACTATATAGAATCAATCCAAACGGTCCACAAGATATTGAGATACAAGACGGTGCTATAGACGACTTAATTAACTTATCTGGTAATGGTAAAGAAAATACTGATAAGTTTTTAACTATTAGTAGCTCTGGTACTATAACTCAAGATCCTCTTCCTTTATTTGGCAATGATGTTGTAAGTCCTCAAGCATTTGCATCTCCTGTAGTACTTAAAAAAGGTAATATAGATGGAATACCAGAATCAAAAGTAACACTCCAAGAAACTAGTGCAGCTTCTTGGGACGCTCTGCTATTTAATTTTATCATTGATGAACTAGCTATAACATCTACTAGTGGTGCTGTTAAGACTAATAGCGTAAGCTATAATATAACTTTATATACTATACCTGATAACAATGTTATATTAAGTAAAGATTATACTGTAAGCGGTAAGACTGATGTACCTTTTAAGTTTACTAATAGAATAACTATACCAGATAATTATAAATCTGATAGCGGTTATAGATTTTCAATAAGTAAGACCTCTGATGATAGCGACGACGCTAAAAATCGTTGTAGTATAAAAATTATAGGCTGGGATGAAGTAGAATCTACAAAACTAGCATATCCTAGAACTGCTTTAATAGGTTATGCTATTAAAGCGGCCAATGAGCATACAGGTGGTATACCTAATTTTACCTCTATGGCTAAAGGTCTACTAGTTAAAGTACCATCTAATTATAATCAACCTATACTCGAAAATGGGGATATTGATTGGAGACAGCTTGAAGTTGCAGAATCTGGTAGTTTGGGTTATACTACTACTGGTTATAGACTACAAAAAAGTGGAACCTCTACAACATTAACTAGTATAAATCCTCAGATATACGTAGGTACCTGGGATGGCTCTTTTGTGTACTCTTGGACACAAAATCCTGTTTGGATAGTATATGATATACTAACTAATAAAACCTATGGACTAGGTATTCCAGAAGAAAATATTGATAAATATAAGTTTTATCAAGTTGCTATGTATTGTGATGCTTGCGAAACTAGTACAGGTAAATTTATTGGTGTAGATGCTGTAGCAGACGGTTCTTATCGTTATAAGCCAAGAAACTATAAAACTGCTGTAAAAGAAGTACTAGTAGGTTTACCAAAAGGTACTCCTGTTAAAGAACGTAGATTCATTACTGATTTATCAATATCTGATCAAGAACGAGCAATGGATATACTTAATAAGATTACTTCCACGTTTAGAGCAATACTAGTATATGCAGGTGGTAAAGTTAGCTTAGCCGTAGATATGCCTGATGAATACCCAGTTATGCTATTTACGGATGCCAACATAAAACAAGGTTCTTTTCAGATATCTGGAGTCAAAGAGAGCGAAATATTTACTGGCGTTGATGTATCATACATAGAGCCTACTAACCATTTTAAGCGTGAAGTAGTTCGTATAGATAGAGCAGATGCTAATGATGGTTCAGAAGTTTTAGCTACAGAAAATATTACTACTTTAGATTTAACTGGCGTTACTAGACGTAGCCAAGCTATACGTTTGGCTCAATATCAAATGGCTGCTGCAAAGTATCTACGTAGAAATATTACTTTTATTACTAGTACTGAAGCACTTAGTTTAGCACCTGGAGACGTGATATCTGTAGCTACTAACTCTACAGGTGTATCTTACGGTTATGGCGGTAAGGTTACGGCTACATCAGCTACCGCTGATGCTAGTAATACAAATGTTTATATAGAGCATTTTACTGTGCCTAGCTTATCTACAAGTACTTTTACTGCTAATTCTAATCCACTAGCTCTACGAGTTGTTAGCCTAGAGAACGAGCGAATGGAGCTATATTTAATTAGTAACACTGTATATAGTTTAAGCGCGTCTAATGTATCAAATGGTTATGACAATGCAGTAGTAAAAGCTATAAGTAGGTACAACCCACTATCAAAAACTTTCACAGCCTTAAGTACAGGTTTTAGCGCAAGTTCTAATCCTGTAAAGGGTGATATTTGGTCTATTGGTGAAATAGAAAATCCTAATAATTACTATACTAATAAGTCAGGTAAGCTGTTTAAAGTAACTGGTGTTACTAGAGGTAAAGATGATACAGAAGTAACTGTAAATGGTATAGAGTATATACCTAATGTATATATTGACTCTGATACTTTTATAAACTACGAACCTACTGCGTATGTAGATACTACTAGTCCTTTTAGTACACCACCTACTCCTTTATTTTCGTTTACAACTGCTACTCGTAGGCAAATAGATGGTAGTATAACCGTTGACGGTATACTTCAAAATAAAACTGAAAAAATAGGGTATAATCAACAATTTGAAGCAGAGTACTATATTGCCACTACTCAAAGTGAGCCTATTAGCAATGTTACAGCTAGCAGCCCGCTTACTTTCTTAGCTAATACTACTCCGCTAGCAAATGGTATGACAGCTACTATAACGGGTAAAAATGGTTTTCATAGTCCTATAGGTAGTATAAAACTACTATGCACTAACATATCAACTACTACTCCAGGTTCTATAAAACTAACACTAGCAGGACTCTCTAGATGCTACGATTATAACTTCAATATGCACGTATTAGAAGTAAATGATGGCTCTATACCGAGTTTAAAAGGTACAGATCAAATAACTTTACCAGTGCATGAAAAGTCTGGTGAATTTAGCCAAATTAACTTTATAGGCTACTCACCTAGCACGTCTTTAGTATCTAGAGATATTGTATCTGTAGACTTAGCAAATGAAACTGTTACAATAGCAGATACTGTTGCAGGTGCTGCTACTCTTGCCTCTTCGCTGACCGATACTCCATTCTATGTTACTATAAATCAAATACTTGCTAAAGACTACTACACAGCTAATACATTCTATGTATCTGGTACTGAGACTACTCATATATTAACAGGTTCTATAGACACTAGTACCGTTACTATCAACTTACCTGTAAAACCTAGAGATATAGCTTTTACTAGACTATT